TCACAGTTTCTACTGATCTCTTTGACAAAGTAAATGCATTTAGGCTTTGGGCCATCTTCTAATGGTACGCATAAGAACTGTCCGTTTCTAAGTCTGGGTGCATACCAAGTAACTTCATTATATATGTCTAATATCTCAATGGGCAAGAAAGTTGGAGAAAATGCTGTTAGTGGATTAAACTCAAATGCATTAAACCCGCGATCATTTAAGCTAGTCAGAGGTAGCGTTTCTAAATCTCCGTGATCACTTTCACCAATCAAGATTTGCCAATCTAACGGCATTTTAAGAGTAAAAGACCCCACTTTTAATACAAGAGCAGGGGCATTAAAAGATTCTAGAAAGATTAGAGGAATATAATGGTAATCTACATTGCTTGGGTTACTGTTATCTAGTATCGCAAATCTAAAATCGTCTACTTCTTCAGGAAGTGTTTCTAAATTATATTTTGTATTGTCTAATAATAGTATATTCATAGAGTTATTATATAGTATTGTCTATTAGAAGTCAATAGTCTAACTTCTCAATTGAGAATGGATAATTTGCATCTTTATAGAAAGTCTTGCGTTGGGTAAGATGACGTTTGGCAAACTTGCAACTGCTAGTGATATCCCAAATCTCTACATGGTCCTTATCTTCTGCCTTTCTTATTCCACGCCCAATACTTTGAATAACCCTAACAAATGATTTTCCGGGTTCAATAAGCACCAAATTAAAAATCCGAGGCAGATTAATTCCAACAGAGGCAACACCATAAGTAGCCACAATAACCTTGTTTGTGCTTGTTTTAATCTCGTCATATTCTTCTTTCCTTTCTGTTAGTTTTGTTTCACCACTCACAAAAACCGCAGAAGGGAGTCTACTGATAAGTTCTTTTCCAGCATTCACTCTATCAACTAGTACTAAAGTGTTTCCTGTTTCATTGATCTTATCTATTAACTGGGCGATCTTATCTAATCTTTCTTCATTTTCAAGCAAATGTTTTAATTCACTTTGATAATTTGAAAATTCAACCTTATCCTTCAACTGAACAATGTTTACATGGCACCTAGCTAATACTCCCATATCCTGCAACTCACTTGCGGCAAGTTTATTTATGACAGGACCCAAACTTACTAGAAGTGAAGTTCGCTCATATTCAGCTTTAGGAATAGTCCCAGTAAGGCCCCAACGAATAGGAACATGACTAAACACCCCAGTTAAGAGTGTTTTAAGAGCGTCGGCTTTTGCTTGATGAACTTCATCAACCATGACACATACAACATTATCAATAAACTCGTTAATAGGTATATCAGCTTCGCCAGCTTTAGTGTTCTTTAGTAGATTGTTCAATGATTGCCAAGTACAGATAGTGTGAGTTTTATTGTATTCTTTACGATCACCGAAATAAACACCAACATCTAATCCAAGATTGACATAATCTTCTTCAGTCTGCGTTACCAAGCTTTTGTTTGGTACAATCACAATTGACCTACCATACTTTTCTACGCTTTTGCTAAGAGCCGCAGTCATGATTGTCTTACCTGCACCAGTAGCAATCTCTTGTAAGCACTGAGGATTGGCTAGAAAATTATTAATAATTTCTACTTGGTAGTCACGCAATATAATAGGTTGCCCAGCGGCTGGGTGCCCTAGAGGCCATAACTTGTCACTAAATGTATTTTCGGACACTTGAGCAAAATTGAAAGTACTAGAGTATTTTCTTAAATCTTCTAACTCAATATCATAACCATAATCTTCTAATATTGGTATAATCTTATCTAATAAATTGATATAAGAACTGCCAGCTAAACTAAAATAACTGATCTTTCCGTTCCATCTACCTAACCGTACTGCAGGAAGATATCTTGCACCGGGAATTTCAAACTCAAATTTTTTCATTAATGCCCGTCTAGCATCTAATTCTAAGTTTTGTACCTTGCAATTTACTTCATCTTTTATTACTATTTTACATGTAGTCATATTAAAAATTAAGAATAATTACCTTATTTGCCATCTGTATACCGGGAGTCGCATTTTCAAAATTAGTGGCAATATATACGTAAGGCGGTGTGCTAGTAAATATAAAATCTTCTTTAAAGACATCGCGTATCAAACTACTATGGTGATTCTGTAGTCCCACCCTATTAGAAATAAGAATATTTTGTAGTCTTAATTCTTTTAACCAAACAGAGATACTTGCTAACATATCTTTACTTATGCTAGTAGTCTTATTTGCTGCAAACTGCTTGGATAAACTATTAGCTAAAATATCTTCATGCACCTTTACTGAAAGCATCGAACACTTATACAATAATTCCAATGAGTCAGTTAATTCTAAATCCTTGATCTGATTATACAGTGATTCATTAATACAAGCAATATAATAGTTACCGTTTGACCTTACTAGAGTAGGTTCAAAAATGCTATCTTTGACAGATTCAAGAAGCTCAACTATTGGCTTAAGTGTATCACAGTAACTAATATCAAAGAACTTAGTACAATCCTTTACCGCAGACCTAAAAGCATAGGTATTGAATTTAGCTTCATACACCTTATCTTGCTTATTCCAGATAAAAGTATTATAGGTGTTTTTTCTAAATTGCTTTATGAATTTAGAGTTGAACGGCAGATTTATTTTAATACTGTCGTTCTCTATAAAAAAATGGGCTGTATCAGTCATTACTGAAAACAGCCATCCATCCAGCAAATGCCAAATAATAGCCAGACGCAATATCACCGTTACCGTTAAGGGTATTAGTAATCGCGGTCAACAGTGTGCCAACTCCTATAACCAACGGACCCCAATTTTTAATCCAATTCTTCATATTAATCTCCTACATTGAAGCTTTATTGTGATGGGTGCGAACTTCTTTCTTAGAAAGATGCTGATTCACTCGTTCCCAAGAATATAGACTCATATCTCCAGAGGATAACTCTCCGTCGATACCAACATCAACTGCTCGTCCCGGTACAGTTGTGTTACCGTGAACATGACCAAACAAATGGTATGATCCACGATGTAATTGATCCCACTCCCATATAGGATAGTGAAATAAAATAACTTTAACGCCGTCTATACGTAATTCATGGTAATCATGAACCGCGACGAACATATCACGTAGGTCTTTATTACTTTTAATAACCTTGTCGTGATTACCATAGATCAAATGCTTTTGACCAGGTAATTGACGCATAATGGATCTTGCTCGTACTGCGTCACAAAAGAACACATCGCCAAGTGTGTACACACGGTCTTCAGGGGCAACCTGTGCCTGCCACATTTCAATCATCAACTGATCCATTTCTTCCACAGTAGCACCCTTGCGAGTGTTAGGGCAAAGATTCTTGATGTTTTTATGGCCAAAGTGATTGTCAGAAGTAAACCAAATTCTTTCCACTTACTCTTTTACCTTTTCGATTTCTAAAGGACCATAAAACCAATATTCAGTATCTTCTAATACCCAACCATCATTTTCTAGATAATCATAATGACTGCCGGCTTCTTCTAGACCCTGTTCAATACGTGTACGTTCTTTCTTACTTGTTTTGTTTAACCACTCGTAATCTACTGAACACCCATCATACATACCTTCCATTTCAGCTTCGTATCCGCAATCTTCGATGTTAAGACCGTCTGGATTTTTTTTGTCAATCTTGGGTGGCTTAACATTTTCAGTGGTGAGGATAAAAGTACCCCATCGGTATACATTTATCCGCTTGAGTACTTGCTTGCCTTTGATCCAAAACTCATGCTCTTCAGCACTTTTCTTTACAGTATTCGTCAATGTCCACTGTGTCATGACTGGCTCTTAAATAAACGCAGTGACGAAAACACCATTGGCTTTCCAGTGAGATCAGGAACAGTAATCTCAATGTCATTGGTATCGGTATCTATCGTTACCTTAGCAGGATTTTTCTCACCAAATTCAGCTAGGATGTCCGCCATAATATGGTCACAGATTTCTTCTGTAAAAGGAGTATCCATTAAAGCATACTTTTCCATAATATTCTTTACCCTACCGGTTAGTACATGGTCCTTGCTATCGTTAGGTAACATAGTGCTAAAGATCGACATATTTTATTCTCCTGTTGTATTCTGTGTGTGCCATGTTTTTGTATCAACATCCCAATATCTAGTATCATGTAAATCTAAAGAAACTGTATATCCTAATAGGTCAACACTTATGAAAATGCCGGCGTGATTTCTTTTGGCAGACAGAGACAAAGAAAATCCTAATAGTTCATACCCTTTATACAGTTCAAGTTCAAAATTCGTATGCTTAGCTACACGCCAATTGCGAACCCAAATATTTTTATACCTCTTCAAAACATAGAATGGATTAGATAATGTGAAAGAAAAGTTTATCATATGTGCGTGATACCCTAATTTAATTTCCATATGTATATACTATCATAATTTTCTAGTGTAGTCAATAATTTGAGTTTTTAAACTAAATGCCAAACAGAGCATTATTCAACTTCAAATTTCTGTTTGATTAACATTGCCGCTCCGGCGCTAGTAGTTTGGGTATTGCTACCGTCCTCACAGATTGTAATACAATCTTTAATGATCAACTCAGCAAATTTGCCTGCGGTTAAACTTTCTATAACCGTAGCTAGGTCTGCATCGGGCCCTGCAGTGTTGTATGTGTATGCAAAAGCCAAGGCTTGTTTATACAGTTCTACTGTTCGCTCGTTCATTCTTCAATTTCCAATTCGGTATCGTATCCTAATTCAAAATCTTGTGTAACCATATCTACCATGCTACTGTAACAAGTGGGACAAAAAGATACCGGTAATATTCCAAAGTAGCCCAATATCCCGCCCTCATCGTCAGTAAATTCACAATCGCATATCTTACATTTATGCATTAGTGCTTAACACCAACGCGATGAATACAAGTGCTTTCAGCCAACATCTGCCAATTATCAGGACTGATCTTGATTAGGTCTGCAATCTTAAGCGCCATACGCAAGGACACTTCACGCAGGCGCTTAGAGTTATTAAACATAAAACTAAGAACCTGTTCACCTTCACCGTTCTCAAAGTTGTACTCTTTGAATAAACCACCGTCAGCGTCACGGTGAACCTGCTTAATACGTAGCATTTTGTCACGCTCAGAATCGATAGTCAGATCCAAATAGTGACAGCGTGATTGTAGTGCATCCAAGTGAGCCTTAATCTTTTTGGACCTGCGATCATTGAAGTCGAGGTTAGTAATAAAGATAATTGACCCATTGAAATCAAACTGATGAGGTACATCCTCAAGACGTAGCAAGCGTGAATCCTTATTCCAAGAAATTCGACGGCGCTTGCCAGAATCTAATGCACCCTTCAGAATGTTAAGAGCATCCGGATCTTCCCAAACGTCACAGTCATCAAATACCAATACATTGCGCTTGTCCGAATATTTGTATAAAGTAGCGAATAAGCCAATGCCAGAAATAGCACCTTTAACAATATTGAAACGATCACGCTTGCCGGCGATCTTATCAAACATTGATGCCTTTTCCATCTGTGATTCAACACCGAAAGACTTACCGACCCCGGGAGGGCCTGACACGATCATAGCGCGAATGTCACCGTTGATGCATGCCTTGGACATCTCATCCAATACAGCAAACCGGGTAGCAATGCGATCCATTGCTTCTGCATCCGAACCAACAGCAGCCTGCTGTTCTACCATGACCGAGCAGTCAGACCCTCCCTCCACAAAAGAATAATCATCCATAGACTCTACCTTAATCTTAATATCCTCAATAGCCAAATGAGGAAAAAGGCTATTTTTGACTGTAATGTAACTACCCTTTTTACCAGTCTGAAAATCTTTGACTAGTTCAAGTTTGGCGTTTACGATACGATTTCCACGATAGCTACCACTTTTCACACAGACAACTGCCGACATATTATCTCCACTCATCAATTCAATACAAGTATTTTACAGGAATATAGCTGATATAGCAAGAACTATAATTCCAAGGAAATCAACGACTTATGATATCAAAGATTTGTTGCTTAAGTGACGCAACTTCTTGATTATCAAGATAAAAGTCGCTACGGGGATCCCAGTACTTGCCCTCGCGTACATCATAGTACAGGACTGCCCCGGACGGGTAGTAGAACGGACCCTCAAGCCCCTTACGCGGCTGATACTTACGCTCATTTTCGGTAAGCTTACGATATCCCATTTTCTCGCTCCATCTACTTAAGATAAAGCTATTCTATATGAATTTGAGGCGAAAGTCAACTCTTTTAATTCCTCAACTACTTGCTGAACAGATGCATAAATCTCAGCTAAGCCATTGTTTGTGTTCATTTTTATGAAGCTAGCGTTAAAAAATTGAATTTGCCCTAGTGTTTTATCATGAGTGAAAGTTATTTGTGTGTAGCCGGTGCTGTTATGGTTAGGATGATCAGTGATCTGCACATTAGTAAAAAGACTGTTAAGTTGGTAGATTAAGTAATCTATGCTGGTCTGTCTATCCATCAGTTTGTACCTCTGAATCTATTTATTACAATTGTGTGTCAAAGTGTAACATCTTCCATCCCAGCCGCCCTAAGACGAACCACATGACCTAACATAAAATTTTTACTTTCTATTCCTTTAAGTATTCCTAGCCATTTATTTCTGATCAAAGCTACTTCGTTTATTATAGTTTCAAAGTCTATGACTTCTTCTTCACCATCTACATACTTCTCCGCATCTCGGCTAGTCAATGCTCTATTATATGCCTCTAGATATTTTTGAAAGTGCTTTCGGCGAATTTTCCGTAATTGAATATTCAAGTAGTTAAGCACCGCTTCTACTTCTTGTAACTGATTAAATCTATGCTCTGTGACGCCAGGCAAATCGGCAAGATTTTTCTCAATCTTGCCTTTTATGCTCACATCAAACCTAGCACTATTCAACTCTGCTTCTTAGTATGCTATTAAGTCAGGTATAGAGCCTAGGTCTACTGTGATTTTTGAATACCAATTCACATATCACCAGTTATCTTCATCTTCTTCCTGTTCTTCGTATTCTTCATCATCGTCGTAACCATCTTCTTCATCCTGATGCGACTCATTGTAATATTTAAGAGCCGCTGTCATCTCAGGATCTCGTTTAAACGCCTGTTTGACTTCTGCCGGGCTGAAATCATTATCGATCAGTAAACTAACAAGATTGTCGGCAGATTCTCGGCGAGTTGCATAATCAATATCTTCTTTAAGTAATGTCCATACATCAGCTATAAGTTCAATTCCCATGTATTAAACCTCCTCAGATTTTACAACATTACTTATCTTTGTTTGCTTAGCTTTTTGGAATTCGGTCATTACTTTATCTAAGCAACCGTCGTCATTAGATTCCCAACCCTTACGAAAATACTTGATTACTTCGCCATCTTCAGTTGTGTAACTTAGACGGTTGCCTTCTTTAGTAAGAATACCTGATTTTTCAAACAAATCAAGTAAGCCGGAGTATGGATTCATACCTGTAGAATATGGAATCTTAACTTGTACGCTTTCAAAAGGTTTTGCATAGCGGGTTTTCATAACTTTACACGCAGCCCGAATACCTAATACTTCAGTAACCTTGTTACCATCTTCATCTTCTTTTAGTTTTAGTTTCTTCATAGCAACAACAATAGATGATGCGTACACAAATCCTTGCCCACCAGAAATTTTATCATCTGGGTCAAACATATCTTGTGATGCATAAGTGTGATTAGTAGCAACTAACCCTACATTATAACTACCAAACATGTTAACACAATTACGAACCAGCGCGGTGAGTGCTTTGGGCTTGCGACCCATGTCACCTTTCATATCACCTGCTTCAAACTGATTAACGTCTGTTGGAGTTAACAACATACCAAGTGAATCAATTACAAAAAGTACCTTTGGACGTTCTCCGTCATCTGGTAACTGCTTGTATGATTTCATAAATTCACTAATGGTCTTACCTACATCATCAATCATTGCCATATTTAATTTCAACAATTTACTTTCGTCAGTGTCAACATTAAGTGCCTTTAACCAATTTTCATCTAGCGCGTTTTCTGAATCAACAAGTACAACAAATATACCTTGTTCTTGTGCATGACGAACTAAGTTACCTGAGCAAATATAACTTTTGCCCGAACCTGATTCACCTGCAAATACAGTTACCTTACCAAGCGGCACACCTTTATTAAAGTCACCGCTAATAAGATAATTTAACGCATGGTTTCCAGTACTAACCCAATCAGTTGGGTCATTAAAACCAAAACTCAATCCCTCAATACTCTTAGTAATTTCTTTTCTGAATTTACTTACATCAAATGCCTTAGTCAATTTATTCTCCTATTTTGCTTTTCTTAGTTTAACAGAAAACGGTTCTCTGTCAAGTAGTTCAGGACAGTTCTCTGCAATCTGATCAAGTTCATAATCGCTTGGATAGTGCCGTAAAGCACCCCTAGCGCGATCCCGTACCAACGAAGGTACCCGTGGTGTCTTACCAGGATCACATAATTCTTCTAGTAATTTCTTACCTTGCTTAATAGCCCTAAATCTTTCATCCGGTAGTGTCATGATAGTTTCCTGATTAGAGAAGGGGAGAGTTACCTCTCCCCTAATACCTTAGGCTGTTTTCTGTCTAGCACGAATTTGTGCTAGAATATCTTGAGCCTTGTCACTTGAAGTTGCCTTAGTAGGAACAACCACGGGGGCTACTGCTACCGAAACATCATCTTCATCGGTCGCTACTGCTGGTACAGCAGTTGGTTCCGATTGTGTGACTACTCCTGCAGGAGCGTCAAGACCATATGGCCTGTAGTATGCGCCCCACTTATCATTGTCGTATGGGCGACCATCAACTGAAGCCTCGAACATTTCCTTGATAACACGCTGTTCTGCTTCGCTGGGCTTCTTGGGCAAGAAGTCCTTTAGATTGAACAACCCATGTGCTTCAATAGCCGCGTGTTCTGCTTCGGTAAGCGGGGTTTCCTTACGGGCCCAGCTGGATGTAGTATATACTGCAAATCCACCCTTGCCAGGTGTCTTGCGAATATTAAAATCAAGACCATGAATATAGTCAGTTGGCAGATTCTCAATTTCGGGATCCATTAACGATGACTTAATGATTTCCTGAATCTGTGAAGTGATTGCAAAGCGACGAATTGGATTCGCGGGGGTCT